TTAGATCAAGCAGAATTAGTTCTTGCCGCTAAAGATATGGTAGACAGATTGCAAAAAATGGCCGAAGATTTAGCATCTATGCAAGTAGAAGATTTAATGCCACTTACAGATGCTATGCGTGAATCATTTGGTACAGAGCAAGCAAATGCATTTAGTGCATCAGCAGATGCAACACTAGCCGCGGCGTTAGAAACAATCAAAGCAACTCGCGAACAAATGGATCAAGCAGTTCTAGTTCTTACAGGTGAAGGAGCTCCTATGAATGACATGATGGGAGGCGAAATGCCACCTGCAGGCGATATGGGCGAACCAATGCCAGGTGATGAAATGGCTGTACCAACTGAAGACGAATTTGCCGGTGAAGAAGCCGCCGCAGGTGTAGAAGGTGAACCATTAGGACGTATTCCTAAAGAATCGGTGCAACAGGCTAAAAAATTATTACTTCAACATGCAAAAAATGGCAAGTTAACAAAAGTATCTATTAAAGAAGCCGCCCAAATTTTAGCTCAAAAAAAAAATTCAAAATAACTGAAGCCGACAAATATGGTAATGACGAATTAGTTGCCGATCTAAAAGGTCTATATAATAAATATGGACCATCGGTCACAAATTTTTTAAGCCAAGTCAGAGACTCGGCCATACAACAGGCTAGCCAAGGATATGATGCATATCAAAAGCATGTAGGTCAACCTTTTGCTAAAGGTGCATATAAAACAGGTCGTGCATTAAATAAAGGTGCAGATGAATTTTCTAAAAAATTAGGTAATACTGATTGGAACATAACACAAATGGGTCCTGACAATAAATATGGTAATGAAGACTTTTTTGCTGACCTTCAAAAGTTTGGATCTGCCGCTAGTAGTGGTACAGATGAATTTGTAGCAGATTTAAATAGACCTAACCCTAAAGCCATAGCAGGAAGTGGAATGAAGGTAAAATAGTGCGAGCTAACGAAATAATTCAGGAAAATAGATTTGACCCCGAATCTATGAAACACGAAGTACTTACATTATTAACCTCGGCGGCAGCCGAAGGTATTACACAGATATCTCCAATTAATTTATTGCAAGATCTTAAAGCAATGGGGTATTCTATGACAATGAGTGGTTTATACGAATTATTAAATGGAGAACAACTTATTAAAAATATCAGTAATGATGTAATTGAACTTGCAATTACTGATGCAGATGCATTTACTAATCCTGAAAAAAGCGAAGCAGATGTAAATAAAATACATAAAACAGCAGTTAAACAAGCAAATAAGGAAATAGGAATATAGAATGGCTTATTTTATTAGTGCAAAACAAGCAAGAGATAAAGCAAGAAAAGATTCTGTTATTAATACAGAAACAGCAAGCATCGAAGCGGCAATTTTAACAGCAGTAGAATCTAATTTACTTACAGCAACTATTGATGACGGTACTACAATGACAGAATCTAATAGCGGTGATGCGGCACAAGTTCTTGCTGAAAGTTATCATTCTGTTTGGCAAGGTGGTACTACTGATGCAACAAAAACAGATCAAATGGCACAAGTAATTAAGTATTTTGTTGATTTAGGATACAGTATCCATCGACAAATAAATACTGCCTCAAATACCACATTCAAGTGGGTAGTTAGTTGGTAATATGAATATTGTAACATATAACGAATTATTTATAAAACTCCCTTTAGCATTTAATATTGCAGAATTACGAAAAGCAACTCATACAGTTAGGAATCTTGCTAAAGCATTAATTGGTAAAGACTTTAACGAAACATATACGTTAGCATTAAATCATAAAAAGAATGGCGATCCTTGGGAAGGCCAAAAAGTTCGAGGATATTACTGGACACGCCCTGATGATACTTATGAAGAAGTAGAACGATGTGAGCCAATTAAAGAAGATGCATATACAGAATTTAATGAACATTTTAAACATACATATTTTGCCGAAGTATATAACACATTAACAGAAAAATATAAAACAGGTAGAATGCGATTAATGTTGCTTCCACCTAGGTCAACAATTAGTTGGCACAGAGATCCTGAAAAACGTATACACATTCCTATTACATCAAATGCGGGATGTAGGCACATTATAGAAGATGAAGTAATACATATTCCTGCTGATGGACAAGCATGGATACATGATGATACTAAGTATCATACAGTCACCAATGGTGGTGAGACACCTAGAATATCTTTAGTAACAACTCTTTTAAACTAATATATGATAAGAAAAATATTTGGTGAAAGTATAGGTGTATATACCTTACCTAATGCAGAATCATATAATGATGATTTCATTAAGTTTGCATATTACTCTAAAAATTTAGTTGAGAATACAGATATTTTTAAACTAATGAAAGAGTCGGATGCTCCTCAAGATATGAAAGATCATATAGAACCTTTTATACATAGATCACATTACATACCAGGTTATCCTTTAAAATTTTTAGATGATGTGATGTGGGCATTAAATGAGTATACACGAGAATTAGGACCAGAATTTAATCAACATAATTTTCCTTATTTGGTACCATATGTATCTCGAGCATGGACTAACATAACTATGCAAGGCGATTATATAGGATCACACGATCATGCACGATTTGATGCTAAGTTTAGTGTATCGTATTATCCTAAATTTTTACCAGAGCAAGGAGATTTACATATGGAAAACACTGGTTTAAAAGCAACTAAGAGAACATACCCTTGTAATGAAGTTCCTGTTAGAGAAAGAATTGAAGGTAAACAAGGACAAATAATAATATTTCCAGGGTACCTAAAGCATCACACAGAAATTAATAAATCGCCAGAAGATAGAATATCTACTTCATGTGATATTAAATACATAGGAATTAATAGTGATCTTCCGCCGCCTAAAGTAGTAGAAGATATAACTTCTGCATTTCAAAAAGAACTAACAAAAAATTTTAAATTATGAAAGAAAAATGGACAATTAAAAGAGCCTTATGGTTTTCATTAGGCATGATTAGTTTAGGTATGGCATATATAGGTGTAGTTACACCTGGTATACCTTTTAGTATATTTTTAGTAATAGCCGCATATAGTTTTGCTAAATCTAGCAAAAAATGGCACGACTGGATTTACAATCACAAATACTTTGGACCTTTTTTAACTAATTGGACAGAATATAGAGTGTTTCCGATGTATGCTAAATGGTCTATGCTTATTGTTATGGCAAGTACATTAATAATAACATATTATGCAATAGATAATATAAAAGCAGTATTATGGTCAGGAGGTTTTATGGCTTTAGTTGCAATATGGGCATGGCGTTATCCAAGCAGTAAAGACGAACATACTAGAAGAATAGAAGCAGGCGAAAAAGTCGGCTGGATTCGTTGACAAAAACTTATTAATATGTTATACTTTATATATGAATCTTATAGAGAAGTACGACTATCCGTCTCTAAAACGGATCAATAATTCAGGCAAAAGGTTATATAATACCCCATCTGGTAATCTCCCCTCTGTTACAACAATCTTAGATAAAACCAAAGATAAAACATTTCTTATAGAATGGAAAAAACGAGTTGGTGAAGAAGAAGCAAATCGTATAACAAAAGAAGCCTCGGGGTTAGGTACTATATTTCATAAACATTTAGAAAATTATATATTAGGTGAAGAACGACCTAATGGTAATAATTTTGTTTATAAATTAGCCAAAGACATGAGTGAAGTTGTTATAGAAAAAGGATTGGTTAATATAAATGAAATATGGGGCTCAGAAATAAGTCTTTATTATCCCGATTTATATGCAGGTACTACAGATTTAGTTGGAGTACATGATGGTACACCAGCAATAATGGACTATAAAAGTACAACTAAACCTAAAAAAGAAGAATGGATCGAAGATTATTATTTGCAATGTTGTGCATATGCATTGGCCCATAATGAATTATATGGAACTAAGATTAATAAAATCGTTATAATAATGTGTTCACGAGAAAAGCAATATCAAGAATTTATTTGCGAAGGGAAAAAATTTGAAGATAAATGTGAAAAATGGACAGAACGATTGGAAGAATATTATAAATAAAAAACTAACCAATAAGAGGAAACTCGAGGAGAACAAAATAATGAAGAAACCAACCTTTTTTCCGAATGTCAGGTCATTTCATCCTGGTATGGGACAAGCCGTTGCCGAACGAACAGTATTAAGAAAAAAACCAAACGGAGAATGGGAAACATGGCATGATGTTGCTAATAGAGTAGCAATGGGTAATAGTTTGTTATGCCCTAAAGAAGAAGATAAAGATAGAGAATTTAGATTATTAAAAAAACATATAGCAAAAGCAAGTCTGTTAATGAGTGGCAGACACTTACAACATGGTGATGAAAAACAGCCAGAACGAAATATGGAAGTGTTTACAAATTGTGCTACATCAAGCACAAGTTTTATACTTTTTTATTTACTGTTAAACGGATCAGGGGTTGGACGATGTTATGATGATGACATGATGTTGGTTGATTGGAATAATGCACCCCAATTACGATGTGTATTAGACGAAAGTCATCCAGATTTTGATTATTCAGCACATACATCATTGCGAGATGGAAAACACAAATACGGTCAAGGAGAAAATACTCTTTGGTATGAAATTCCAGATAGTAGAGAAGGATGGGCCCAGGCATTAGAAATTTGGGAAAATGCCGCTTTTGAAAAAATTCATAAAGATAAAATGCTTGTATTAGATTTTAGTAAAGTACGAGCAAAAGGAACACCCATTGGGGGGATGCAGAATAGACCAGCAAGTGGTCCTGTATCTTTATTAAATGCCTTTGAAAAATGTGCAACTATTAAAGATGCTGGCATGGAGCCATGGCGACAGTCGATGTATGTAGATCATTACATGGCTGAATGTGTACTTGTAGGAGGCGCTCGACGGGCCGCTAGGATGAGTACTAAAACATGGAAGGATAAAACTGTATTGAATTTTATTACAGTTAAAAGACCTATTGAATATATTGGATTAAACATGGAAGATATAGTTCAATATAATAAAGATTCTGCGTATCCTCCAATGGGCTTTTTATGGTCAAGTAATAATTCTGTTACTACAGATAAAGATTTTTGGAATAGGCTTAATGTAAAACGTGGTGATGCCAAATATAATGATGACTTAACAAAACATGCTAGAGCTGTGTTTAAACTGCTTACAGAAGCCGCTTATGCTGATGGTACAGGCGAACCAGGCATACTTAACTCTGATATGTTAGTACAAAACGACGAAGGATGGGATGACTTAAATCGTGGTGATTATGTCGGTAGTCCTAAGTACCAACTTAGAGAAGATACACAAATATTAATGAGTCGTCTTGCGAAACGTGCAAAGAAAAAGAAGTTTCATACAATTACAAATCCGTGTGGAGAAATTGCATTAAATGTATTAGGCGGATTTTGTGTTATTGCAGACGTAGTACCTTATCATGCAGACACATTAGATGAAGCAGAGGAGGCTTTCCGTGTTGCTACGAGGGCTTTATTGCGTGTAAACGGCATGAATAGCATATATGGTAAAGAAGTAGAACGTACAAATAGGATAGGAGTAGGATTAACAGGTGTGCAAGAGTTTGCCTGGAAATTTTTTAAATTAGGATTTAGAGATTTAATAAATGAAGAAAAATCTAAAGATTTTTGGATGGCAATGGCACGTTTTAATAGAGCTGTCAAAGACGAAGCAAAAAAATATTCTGCTTATTTAGGACAAACAATTCCTCATACAATGACTACCATTAAACCTGCCGGAACTACAAGTAAATTATTTGGTCTTACTGAAGGTTGGCATTTACCAGCATTAGCATGGTATATGCGATGGGTACAGTTTAGAAATGACGATCCATTGGTAGAGCAATATAAGAAAAATGGTTATCCTACAAAAGAATTAGTACAGTATAGTGGAACTACTATTGTAGGGTTTCCGACAGAACCAGTTATTGCTGGATTAGGTTTGGAAGAAAATCTTGTTACAGCAGGTGAAGCAACACCGCAAGAACAATATCAATGGTTAAAGTTAGGGGAAAAATATTGGATTCAAGGTGTCAATGAAGATGGGACTTTAGCAGAAGATGTTGGCAATCAAATTAGTTATACTCTTAAGTATGTACCTGAAATTGTAGATTATAAGCATTTTAAAGATATGATTAAACAGCACCAATCTACTGTAAGAGCATGTTCTGTAATGCCACAAGCAGATATTTCTGCATATGAATATCAACCAGAAGAAGCAGTTTCTAAATTTAAATATGAAGAAATTAGCAGAGCAATTGCAGTTGCAATGACAGAAGATATAGGTAGAGAACATGTTGATTGTGGTGTAGCACCAGGTGGATGTCCTATTGATTTTGATGAAGAACAAAAAGAATGGGCATTAGAAGAAGAAGATCCTAAGACAACATTATTAAAAGAAGTTGCATGAATGTAACAATTTACACTATTGATAATTGTAAATTATGTGACCATGCAAAAATAATAATGGAAGAACGAGGAGTCGAATATGATGAAATTCGTATTGGCATAGATATACCAAAAAAAGAATTTAAAGAAAAACACAATGCAGATAAGGCTCCGCTTGTTTATTATGGTAATTGGCGGGTAGGCGGAGCCAATGAATTATGGAAAGCAATTTATAGAACAAATTTAATTCCTGTAAAAATATCCGCTGTCGATCAACTCCTAAAAAACAAATAAATATGTTAGTAGAAACAAATAAAAAAGGAGATGTTGTTACATTAAAATTAACAACATCCGAAGAGTTAATATGCTCTTACGTAGAAGATGATGCTGATTCATATACTGTAGATAGACCATTTATGGTAGGAATAACACAACAAGGCATAGCATTAATGCCTTGGTTACAAGCCGTAGATATGAAATCAGGTAAGGCAGTAAAAATTAGTAAAAAACATATCGTTGCAATTGCTGAACCTGTAGAAAGTATAGCAAAAGAATACAGTTCACAAATGAGCGGTATAACATTAGTATAAAGGAAATATGAATGCCCGCGGCAATGACAGAATTAACAAAACCTTCAAGCAAGGTTTGTGTAGCAAACGGTTTGGAAATGATGGATTACAGTCGAATAAATTTCATTCCAAATCCTACAGTAAAATGTAATGATAAACCTATATCGTTGCACCAAACGGCTCCTGATACATCTTATACAGATGCAATAAAAACACGGGATTCACTTCAGCCCTCACATAGAGTTAATACCCCAAAAACATGTTTTATAGACGGTAATAGTGCCGCCAATGAATCCGATATGGAAATGTGGCATAATTTACGTCAAAAATATGGTAGTGGCGGGTCTACTCCTCCTAGTAATGCATGTGCCGGAGCAGGTCCAGGTAATACTTCAAATGGAGTTCCACCAGATTATCAATGGTATTTGCCTTCAGTTGAAGCAAGTCCTGGCGATGCAGATTGGGACAAATGTAATAAAACTGGATTAGATTTAACTAAAACACCGCCTAGTAATCCTAATCCGAAACAAAGTTATTACGGCATTTATGATAAAGCAATTAAGAAAAAATTGGAAAAAATGATTTCTCCTAATGTTAAGATAGGTGGATAATGGCATACAGCGAATTTAGAGACAATTTACAAACATTTAATAATTATATTTCAGCTGAAAAGCACTCGGTAGGTCTTGAAGGTACATATGGAGATTCTACAGTAGTACGGGCAGAAATAGGCGGAAATATGAAAACTATGATTTGTAATTTACTTGCAGGCAATGGTTTAAAACCTATGCCTCAAATACAAATTTGTTTAGATATGAACCTAAATGAATTATTAGGTCTTGCAAGTGCAAATGCGGCATTAATGGGTGCATTAGGGGCATGCCGATCGGCTCTTCAAGCATTTAATACCCATACAGGTTTATCTGCTACATTAATGAGACTTAATGCAGTTATTGGTGAAGCCGCGGCAATAGCAAGTATGATTAACTTTTGTGCCACACCGATAAATCCCAAACCTATTCCAAATTTATTGGAAACAGTTATGGGAGCATTTTTAGGTAAAGGCGAAGCAATTCTTAATAAATTAGGTAGAGTAATACCAGATAGAGCAAGTGTCTGTTTTGATTTTTCTACAGGAAAGCTCAATACAGATGCTTATATAAATGGTGGATTGTTACAAGAAATTCGTGATGCATTAGAAGCAGGTATAGATATTAGTGGTATGGTTGATGATTGGATTGCACAATTAATGTCTATTGCTGATGATTTTAAAAGAATTATACAATTTGAAAATGACATAGCAAATGCGGCAATGGAGCAAAATGGATTGGGCGGAGGCACAGGAGATAGCCTTGCACCTGTAACATTACCTGATAGTAATCCCGAAGTACAAATATTTCAATCAGGATATAGTACTGTACAATTTGCCGCAGATGGGACAGAAGTAGCACCAATAATAGTTACAAAAATAAACAATGCAACAGCAACAACATCGACAAAAGTTACATTAGATGTTGTTGTTAAATTTACAGAAAAAATGGATCCAGCATCACTTACTTGTAGGTTACCTGATTCTACGGCACCTAGTTCGGGATATTACGGAACTATAAGAATACTTGGCGGACCAGATATCAATGGTAGTAATGAACGAATTTGGAACTCAACAGGAGTACAAGCAATTAATCCTAAGCCAGAAGGTGACGGAGATACAATATTTGGTGGGACAGTTGTTTTAGATACTTCAACCTATCAAAGTTCAACATTTACATTTGCAGTTGGTTCGACTAACCATGATACTTCTCCACTTAAACCTACCTCAATTTCTGGCAAAGAAATGCTTTCTATACAAGCAATTCAATTTACATGTAAAGAGGCAGTAGCAGGAGAAGGTGCAACAAATTATGTAGGAACATCATTACCTGATCAAACTCCAGAACAACAACAAAAAGCAATAGCAAATTATCAAGATATGCCTACTGCAATTAATAACGCTCAAAATATATTAACAATATGGAATCAATTGGCAGGATATCCTGTTCAACGAACAGATGGTACAATTTTAACTAATATATTTGATGCATTTTTAGACGAAGATTCAATTGCATTAGCATCTGCAGGAGAATCTTATATTGCACCTGTTTATACCCAAGTTGCAGAAAAAGATTATTGTGGTAATGTAATTGGTTACAAATATGAATTTACCCAAGGATCATTAGAAACACCAGATGCAATTGCCGCAGGTACAGTCACAACATTGGCATCTGAGCGACCTAGAATTCTTGAAATTACACCTAGTTCGGGCGATACAACCGTTGTAATTGACGGAATAGTTCAAGTACGATTTAATCAAGATATGGATTTTAGTACGTTTACATTAGGTGATACTCAAACTACATGGTCGGCTACTAAAGTATATTCAATAGGTGATTTGGTAGAATATAATGGAGCAGAATATTCTTCAGCAGTAGCCAATAACACAAACCAAGTACCACCAACTAGTTCGTCATATTGGACAGCAACAGGTAATGTTGCAGTATTAACAGCAGGTAGTGGTTCAGTAAAATTTAAAAATTCTACAACAAATACATTTGAAACAGGCGGAACTATTACATATAGTAATAAGTTATTAACATACACACCAGTAGAAAACATGATTGCAAGCAATGTATATCAATTAACTATAGTTGGTCAAAATACATCAGCAATGTATCCTACAATAGGTTCATCTGATGATCATGTTTCTCCTGTAGAAAATACTTCAGGTATTGCAATGGCAAGTACATTTCAATCTACATTTACAATTAATTCAGCAGGAAATTCAACTGCTTCATTAACAGTATCTTCGGCGGCAGGCACAATTAAAACACCTAGTTATACAGTTGCTGAACTAAATGCATTAGCGGCATTTTATAGTGCTAATGATCAAGGTTCACAAGCATGGTGTTCAAATGAAACAGGTGGTGCTTGCATGGTTGTATATAACGGTGCTAATTGGATAAGAATTGATAATAGTAATGTAATAAGTGCATAAAATAGACGGTTGACACACAATTTTAATTATGTTATAATAAATATTAATGTTGTTAAAGACTCTTTGTTGAAAACGACTGGACGGCGGTGCGATTCCGCCCACCTCCACCAAATAAAAATTAGAAGCATTTAATGGAATAAATGAAACTCGTACTTCCGGGGAGAATCGGTATGGACGGGGAATTTGCTACAATCGTTATTATTAGTCTTATAATAGGTATTGTTTTGTTTGGAATAAATTTTTTAGAAAATAACAGTATTTGGCTCTTTTAGTTTTTAGTTGATGGGGGTGAAATAGATATCGACACCGTGGGATGCAACGACGAGACAACAAAAAACATAATCGCAAATAATAACGATTATTCACCTGCACAGGTTATGCTTGCCGCATAATCAGTAGCCGAGTTAGAGGATTGTCCTCCGGGGGGTCACTTGGGAACAGAAGAATTCCCCCATTACACACAGACACACACAAGGAGAAAATTATGTCTAGTAATCCATTTGAACTTAGATTCAAATTACTTGAAATGGCCCAAGGCTATCTTCAAGAACAAACAGCAAGGCAAGAGCAATTTGTTACGGATGCTTGGAATCTAGCAATAGAGAACGGTACCGCAACTATGGAGTTTTGGAAAGAACTTCAGCCAAAGTCATATAGCATTGATGATATTAAGACTAAGGCCACTGAGCTCTACGAATTTGTTGAAAACAAATAATTTAAATTAGGGGGACTAAGTCCCCCTTATTATAGTAATAGTTAACCACCAAAAAACACTGAAAAGTGGTCAAAACAACCAAATATACTAAAAAACCAGGTAAATATACTAGTGATTATAGATAATCACTAACAGGAGTAAAAAACTATGGACATTATTAAAAATGTATCTGCTTGGATTAGAGGACTTACAGAAATTGGTCTTTCGGTCATAGCATTAGGCGTTGTATTCCAAATCATTTTTGGTACAAACGTAGTATTCCTTCCTATCGACATCCTAGGTAATGTAATCAGTTTCGTGAAAGCATTAGGTGGAGAAGGACTTGTTGGCTTAATCGCGTTATGGATCCTTTGGGGAATCTACAACAAGAAGTAACGAGGAATTCTAAACTAGTCCCTGTCTTATTTCACGAATGATCCTAGGCAGGGATTCCTTTTACGAATTTGAGGTTTACACCAATGACAAAAAAAATAATTTAATATTTAAAATTTAGTGAGGAATAATAGTATGAAAAAAATTATACTAACCGCCTTGTCATATCTTTTTTTAGGTGGAATGGCGTTAGGAATCCAGGGCGAGATATCAAAAGCCACAAAGCAAATTGAACAACATACAGAACCAAAATTTAGAAATACGTTTATGGTGTTCTCAAAAGAACAAGTAGAATGTCTTGCTATGAACATTTATCATGAAGCAAGGAATGAAAGTTTATCAGGAAAGATTGCGGTAATATTGGTTACAATGAATAGAGTTGCAGATAAAAGATTTCCTGCTTCTATTTGTAAAGTAGTTCATGAAGGAAAACATTATTACAATGAGAAAAAGAAAAAATATTATCCTTTTAGAGACCGCTGTCAATTTAGTTGGTATTGCGATGGAAAATTAGATGAACCAAAAAATAAAAAAGCCTGGGCATATTCATTGGCCTTATCAGAATATTTTCTTAAACGCTCGATGATGATTATTGATTTTACCGAAGGAGCAACTCATTATCATGCAGGTTGGATGGAGAAGTTTCCTCGATGGTCAAAACGTAAAAATTTTGTTAAAACGGTAACAATAGATACACATTTATTCTATAGATGGGAGAATCCTAAACTACTCGCATCACGATAAATATTTGTATGTTTATATATGAAGTAACAAAACCGTATGCACATAAAAAATTACTGGCTTCATTAAAAAGTATGGAGCCAGAAATAGTAGGGCAACGATTAGACAAATATAAATTAACTAGTATTGTCCAAGATGCGTTAGAACCATATAGAGTTGAGGTTGAATTTACAAACACATCTAACGTACCTAAGGATGAAATAAATATGAATGCTGGTTATTCCCAAAGTGTTGATAAATGGAATGATCCAGATCATTATGCAACAAATTTAGATTTGTTGTTTAATAATAGACAGAGAACTTATAGTTTCTCTAAAGAAGGTTTTGATGAATTGGTTGTTAGAATTAATGATGCAATAGGACACGAAAGAATTCATCAAAGACAGGCAAGAAAAAGAAAATTACGCCATCCAGGCTCTGAATATACAGGACCTGAAAAAGGCAAGGCAGAAAGAGATTATTTAGGAAAACCCGACGAAGTAGAAGCTTTTTCGTACAATATAGCAAGTGAATTGTTACGTCGGCATGATAAAGAAACTATCATAAATGCATTTAGAACGGGTGATTTAAGTATTCTAAAGGACAGTATAAATTTTGTTGCGTATCTTTCTAGTTTTGAAGATACAGATAATAAAACTATGCGAAATTTAATTAATAAAATTTTAAAGTATATAGAAAATTTAGATTAAAAGAGGATTATGCATGTACGAATACAAAGCACGACTTGTAAGAGTTATAGATGGGGGTACTATTGATGCCGATATTGATATGGGATTTCAAGTCCATATTGGCCAACGTATCAAACTATTTGGTGTTAATGCTCCCGATCCTAAATCACATGATAGTGTAGAACGAGAAAAGGGATTAGCATCAAAGAATAGATTAATAGAAATTTTACCTAAGGAAATTGTAGTACGAACAATGTTAAATAAACGAGGTAAAGTTGGAAGAATATTAGGAACTATTTTTGTTAAAGAAGAACATGGCGAACTTACAAACATAAATGACTTAATTATAAAAGAAGGATTTGCTACCCCTTATCCAACAAATGAAGATAAATAATTAAAACACTTAGGAGTTATAAATGTCACAAGAACGATTTACAATAACAAGCCCAGCATACGGATCAGATGGATCTTCTACCCAAGGTAAAACAAATGGGTCCGGAGAAAACCATGCAGGTGCAACTTTTTTAAATGATCCGCTAACAGTTAATAGTACTACAAATATTTCTAATTCAAATGCTGATGGTGCCGCTACTCCTAAATTATATGAATATGCTATTACTACTGGATCTATGACTGCCTCCAGCACAAATGGAACAGTTGCAAGTGCAGATAGTTCTGCATATACTTCAGCTAATATTAGCACAGATGCTAAAGCAGAAGCAATAGAACGAAGTAATATGCGTTTTCATAATATGCTTGCTAGACTAGGAGAAACAGAAGAAATTGTACGTTTTGAAATCGATAGTGAAACATTACCTGCAGGCACAGGTGTTCCTACAGCATCAAGTACATTTACAGTAACATATGCAAAACAACCAACACACCCAGATTCAACATATACTGCCGGAGCATTAGCAGTAAAAAGATTAGCCGCCGAAGGAATATCGTTCAATGGCGTTTCAACTTCCCAACTTAGACATGTTTATTATCCTAAAAAAATAACAGCAGGTACTGAAAATAAACTTTATTACCAACGAAAAGAAATTACATGTCCTGTTTTAGATACGGATGTAGCCACATTATATGGAAAAATGGGCTGTACCGAGACTATTCAAAATGCGACACATAGTCATCCATAATATATGGCCAAACCCGATAAGCAAATTATAAAAAGACAAATATATGAACCCTTTGGGTTTAGAATAGGTGTATATGACCTTGACTGCCATCACTCAATAAACCAATGGTTGGTGGAACGGGCATATACTCTTGATAAATTTTCACAAGAACACGCTGATACTTTTTGGGAAATACCTGGTGCCGAAATGGGTGTCCGTACAAAATATAATGATAATAAAGAATCGTTTATTGGTGCCCATACATGGATTATGAATAGGTGTCATAATTTTCCTGGATTTCCTCAGGAACTTTTAGGTAAAATTATGACATGTGCATATGATTATGCAAAGTATGTAGGTGCATCTTTAAAAGCACCAGAAAATTGTATGTTATACATAGAACGATGCTGGTCGACAATAACAAAACCAGGTGATGTAATTAGAGGACACAATCATTCTCGTCATATGTTTGCCTCAGCATATTATCCATCTCATAGTCCTGACCAAGGAGATCTTTGGTTTGACAGGGGCGATCCATATGGACATTTTTTATTATACGAACCTAACAAAGGGCCTGCTGAAAGATCTCATATAAAAGTAAAGCCGGGGCAGTTCGTAATATTTCCTTCTGTTGCATTACACGGAACAGATGTAAACAAATCTTCAAAAGACAGAATTTCATATTCTTTTGATATAGACCCAGTTGGATTAGATTATAAATTACCACCTACTAAAATAGTAGAAGATGCATGGCATGATTTTAATACAACTATAACAAAAATTGGACTAACGGAGGCATTATCGGAATGATATTTGGTTTATTTGTGCTATTTACGGCATTATTAATATCAGGAGTAGCCGCCTGGTATTCTATTGTTGGACTAATGGCTATTTTTAGTGGAGCCGCTTTGGCAATTGCTATTATGGGCGGAGTATTAGAAGTAGGTAAATTAGTTACAGCAAGTTGGCTTTATAATTATTGGAAGGTAGTACCTAGATTTCTTAAAATATATCTTACAGGTGCAGTAGTAGGTTTAATGTTTATTACATCTATGGGTATCTTTGGGTTTTTATCTAAAGCACACTTAGAACAAACTGCAATGTCTGAAGAGCAAGTTGCCCAAATAACAGTTTATGAAGGCAAGTTAGTTAGAGCAAATGCAAAAATAACACGCTGGACAGATGAAATAGATCGGTTAAACAAAGGCGAAAACGTTAGAGTAGATAATATAGTTGCTAGTGAAGAAGAGCAACTACAACGATTATACAGTCGTATTGATACAGAAAAAGAAGCATTAAGATTAACTGCCAAAGGCGCAATTGATATACAACAAGAAAAATTAAAAGATTCAGATCAAAGAACAAAAGATGATATAGCACTTATTAGTAAACGTGAAGGTGACAATCAAGAAGAAATAGATAAAATACGACAACGTGAAAGAGGCATTGCATGGATTGCTCGTAGAGATATTGGTAAAATACAAGATCAACTCAAATTAGATTTATTAGAAATAGATAAAAGATATGCACCTGATGTAGATGCAGTTAATAAACGTATTGCTACACTTAAAGAACAATCTAATTTAAAAACAGAAGATATAGATAAACGTGTAAACGAATTAGAAGGATTTATTGAAGCAGAACAAGTAATAGTCGATAGCGTTAGGGATGATAAATTGGTTTTAGAAAAAACATACAGAGCATTAGAAGTAGAAGTTGGTCCGGTAAAATATATTGCAGAATTTATATATGGTGATAATGCATCGGGTATGTTAGATAGTGCAGTTAGAGGAGTTATTTTATTATTAATATTTGTTTTTGATCCTCTTGCAGTATTATTAGTTATTGCAGGAAATATGACTATACGGCAATATATTGATTTAAAACCTTTAAATATGCGAAAGGAAGACGATAATGATGTTAGAATTGAACAGGAAGATATACCAGAAAGACCAATTCCTGAAACAGAACCAGAGCCTGAGCCGGAACCGCCTGAACCTGAGCGAGAAGTTAGAGTTGATGAAGATGTTGTTGAACATAAAGAGGAAGAAGAGGTTGGCGTTTCAGAAGCAAGTGAGGAAGTTCAGCGGGACGATATTAGACCTGCAATAGGAAAAGCAACACGATCACCTGAACCAGGAATTGCTGGAATTATTCATCCAGAAAAAGATGAAGAAACAGAACAGAATATAAATGAAATAAAAGAAATATTAGAGAAAGCAGATCCTGAAGTAAGAGAAAAAGTAGCAAAAGAATTAGAAAAAGAAGACGACGAAGTAGTACCAGTATTAGTTGATAAAACAAATAAAACAGTTTTAGAACCATTAGTTAGTAAAGGAAGGTCATTATTAAAATCTTTAGCATCCGGCAAGAGCAAGAAAGTGAGTTGGATTAATACACCACATGAACCCGAACACTAAAAACTTTATCTGTAGTTTTTGTAATAAAACTCGAGAAGAAGTTAAAAAATTAATTCAAGGTCCTGACAACGGCGCTTTTATATGCGACGAATGTATTAAACTTTCCTTTGATATTATTAGTGAAGAAGAAAGTGAAATTAATGAACATTATGTTTACACCCCACAAGCAATTTACGACCATTTAAATGAATTTGTCATTGGTCAACACGAAGCAAAAAAAGTCTTATCAGTAGCAGTATATAATCATTATAAACGAATTAATCATATAGCATCAGACATAGAATTGGATAAATCTAATGTACTGTTATTAGGTCCGTCTGGCTGTGGTAAAACATTAATGGCAAGTACAGTAGCAAAAATATTAGATGTGCCATTTGCAATAGCCGATGCAACTACAGTAACAGAAGCAGGATATGTAGGCGATGATGTAGAAAATTTAATAACTAAACTATTGCATAATGCAGAATATGATATTGATAGGGCAGAAAAAGGTATTGTATATGTTGATGAAATAGATAAAAAAGGACGAAAATCTGAATCTGCAAGTATTACGAGAGATGTAAGCGGCGAAGGAGTCCAACAAGCATTGTTAAAAATGATAGAAGGCACCGAAGTTCGTGTACCCCCAGCAGGTGGAAGAAAGCATCCTCAATCTGAAATAGTAGAAGTTGATACTAAAAACATATTGTTTATATTAGGAGGAGCATTTATAGATTTAGAAAAGCATATTAAAAAACGATTAAACAAAACAAAATCGATAGGATTTGGAGCAATAATAGATGAACAACAAGATGACACAAATTATTTTAATCGAGTAGAACCAGACGATTTAGTTGAGTATGGCATGATACCTGAATTAGTAGGTAGAGTACCTGTACGTGTAGGTTTAAAAGAACTTACAAAAAAACAGTTAATACAAGTATTACAAGAACCTAAAAATAGCATTATTAAACAATTTAAACGAATATTTGAAATGGATAATGTTAAATTAGAATTTACAGATAAAGCATGTGAAGAAATAGTTAAAATTTGTAATGATACAAAAGTCGGCGCAAGAGGATTGCGATCAGTTATAGAAAATGCATTATTAGATGTGCAATTTAACTTACCAACATACGAAAAGAAAGGCATAGAAAAGGTAGTTATAAATGAAGACACGATCACGAAACAACAGGAACCATTCCTCGTTTACGGGAAAAAACAACAGACGAAGTAATTATATAAGCCACCCTATGTTACGGCTTATAGATGAAAAGGGCGAACAATTGGGAGTTATGGAGACTAGAAAAGCCATATCAATTGCTCGTGAACGGGAATTAGAGGTTGTAGTTGTATCTGAAAAAGCAGATCCACCGGTTGCAAAAATTGTGGATTTAAATAAATACGTATATAAAGAACAACAAAGGAAGAAAGCTCTAGCAAAAAATGCTCGTGCAACTCGGACTGAGTTAAAAGAAATGCAATTTAGACCAAAAATTGATAACCATGATTTTGAAGTTAAAGCAAACAAAATTAAAAAGTTTTTAGATAAAGGTGATCAAGTAAAAATTGTAGTTCGATTTAAAGGTCGCGAACGGTATATATACAAAGAGCACGGATTAGAACTTTTTGAACGATTATCGAAAAGTTTGAAAACAGATTTCCTTTCAGAGCCTAAATTTGTCGGTTCAAGTATCGTAGCAATTTTAAAATGTTAACAATTGAAGTAAGAAATAATAATGCAGAAAAAGCAATTAAATTATTAAAGAAAAAAATTAATGCCGAAGGCACGTTAAAAGAATGTAGGGACCGACAATCCTATGAAAAACCGTCAAAGAAAAGGCGCAGACTTAAAGCTCAAGCAATTCGTCGTATAGAACGAAACTTGGAAAAATTATATGAAGGTAGAATAAAAAATTATTGACTTTATCATTATACCATGTTATAATAGTGATAAATAATATGAGGAGAAGATTAATGCCATAATGGGTTAATCTAACTCTGTCTTGCTTATAAAAAAGGAGAAAATTATGACACATAGACACCTCACAACCGAAAATCTTAGCGATTTCATTACTTCACTAACACCGTTTACGGTTGGAATGGACCGTATGTTTAGAGACTTAGAGCAGTTTTCTAACACATATACAGGTTCGTCTACAGGGTATCCACCCTACAACATCGAGCAACTTGATGACGGTAAATGGGTAATTTCAATGGCCATTGCTGGCTTTGGTGAAGATGATATAGAAGTTTCACAAAAAGAACGCAATCTTACAGTTAAAGGTAAAATTGAAAGTAAAGAAAATGATGACAAAGATCATTTTGCTCATCGTGGTATTGCTAACCGTTCTTTTGAGCGAACTTTTCGTTTAGGTCCACATGTGCTAGTTAAGGATGCAACCCTTAAAAATGGCATGTTGACTATTGATTTAGAACAGGAAATTCCTGAGGAAGAAAAGCCTAAGGTAATTCCTATCACGGTTAATTAAGCAACTTTATATGCGGTGTCAAAACTGGCACCGCATTCATATTAACTAAATATAAAAAAAGGTTTGCTCATGCCTGATGTTGAAACTATAGTTGAAAAAGATACAAAAACAGTTCAAAATTTAAAAGAACCCGAAAAATATCAAGTCATTTTTATTAATGATAATTTTACACCAATGGAATTTGTTGTAGAAGCATTAATGGCTATTTTTCATCATTCAAAAGAAGCCGCAGAAAAGATAATGATAGATATTCATGAAAAAGGTAAAGGAACTGCTGGTGTGTTTTTTTATGAAATAGCCGAACAAAAAGCATTAGAAACTACTCATTTGGCAAGATCTAAAGGCCATCCTCTAAACGTCGAAATTGAAACAGTATGATATTATAGTTGTCGGAAATGGTGTTAGTAGAAAAAATATAGATCTTTGGCAACTAAAAAAAGATTATATAGTATACGGATGTAATGCAATATATAGAGAATTTCAACCTGACATTCTTTTTTGTGTTGATGATAGAATGTGCAATGAAATTCATGTAAGTGGTTATTCAAAAGCACATACAGTAATTTCACCGAATAAATATAGTTGTCCTTCGGCGACACATATCGAAACAAATAATAAATGGAAAAAATGGAATTGTGGAGCATTAGCATGTTATTATGCCGCAACGCAATTACCAAATATAATATATCTTATAGGATTTGACATTGGCGGAGAAGAAGAATACAGAAATATCTACGAAGGATCTCTCCATTATTGTAGTAGAGGCTCAGAACGCCACTTCTCAGTGGAATCTGCTACCACAAGACAACTTCTCTGGACCTTTCATTCCTTTCCCAATATCCAATTTAGACGAATTGGTGGAATGGCAATACATGAATTCGGAAGATGTAGAAATTATAGAAAAATAGAAAAACTACCTTATGAAAATAAAAACAACTAATTATACTCGACATGTTATTGGTGACAATATAGCATTATCTTTTGAAGATTTTTATGAAGATTTAAAAGAATTAAGATCCATGTGTCCAGATCATACTCAAGAATCTGATTATTGGAAATATAATAACGATTATTTAGATAATTCAGAAGAATCTAAAAAAGTTCTTAAAGAAATAGAAAAACGATTAACTTTAAAACCTGAAACAAGAGATAGATTATATCCTCGATTGTTACCTGTCGGTCCAGCTGGAACTGTGTCGGATATTTTTCCAGATTATAATACATTAGACACACTTAAACCTATCATTAAAGAAGTGTATGATAAAGATGTTACTAGTGTTGAAAGCCAATGTATTAGTTCTACATATTGGGATTATGAAATGCATGTTGATGCATATAATTCACATCATGATAATGTTTTGACGGCATGTTGGGATGAACTTTTTGAAAAAGGCGAGAAACATCTTTTAGATAGTATGCTTGTCCCTCCCGAGGAAATAGATAAATGTCATTCTTGGAATAAAGAACGTGAACAATGTAAGCAAAGACTTTATGATAGTGCTACCGAGTTAGACATTATTTCTGCAGAACGACCTATATATCCGGGGGCTTTAAAAAAATCATATTTTTTTTATAATTATTTGCCAACATCTAAAAGATTAAAATTACAAAATCATCCTAATAGGCCCCAATGGTTACCCGAAAATAGTTTTGTATGTTTTATATTTTTAGATTTTAATACCGATCCTCAATGGAAGGAAATCCCTGAAATTCAATTTTGGAAACATAAACCTATGAAGGTTTCTGATCATGAAAGATATAAAATAACCCAAGACGAATTAAAAAAAGAAGAAATAATATCACAATTATTTTATTACGAATCGTGGCATTATGGTCAACTAACAGAAACAGATAAATTTAAAACAAATAAACAACTAAGTGATTCGGTATGGGACGAACAGCATACATTAACAGAATATGATTTAATTCAATCTATACCTGGCAAAATAAATAAATGTATTTTATTTCCGGGAGAATATTTTCATAAATTTAATTTTCCAAAAGGATACATGGATTTACCTATGAGAACTCAAGTAATGATATTAAAATGAAAATACAACCTCGTAATATATTCCATACACATATTTCCGCTTTTAACATATCTGATGAACCGGTGTTTAAATATTTCTTAGAATTAAACAACCGAATGCCGGATAAAATAACTGAAGAAGAAAATATAACAAATCAAATAGGTAATACATCATCATATAATGCATATCAACGTAATATAAAGATGAATGATCTTACAACTTGGAATGCATACGAAGATGACGAATGGATTAAAGTTCGAGGTGAAGTTACTAAATTTTTAGAAAACCTCGCAAAATTATATGTAGATATGCATCATAATATGGGTACGGCTAATTGGATTAAAAGTAGAGAATTTGAAGTTACAAATTTATGGACTGTACGATATAAAGAAGGAGATTATCAAGCATGGCATACTCATCCCCAATGTGCGTTATCGGCAGTTTTATTTTTAGAAGTACCCGATAGTATTAAACCAGAGACATTTCCTGATGGTATGTTACATTTATTAAGTAACGGAATTTATGATGAGCATACTTTAGAAATAAATCATTCATATTATGTACAACCTGAACCAGGATTAGTAATATTGTTTCCAGCATCTATTGGGCATATAGCATATCCATTTAAAGGGCCCGGCCAACGAACTATAATAGCATTTAATTATAATGATAAAATGGGCATGGCATCACTTGATAAAAGATCAGGAAAATACCTTCTTTCCGGCCCTAATGGCAAGATTTACGAATTAACAGAGTATATTGAAGATAAATAATTTTAGGCGGACAAATATCGTCATGTAAACAGGAAGAACTGATCTAATCAATTACGTGCTGTTTATAGTAGTAAACTTGATCAAGATGTGTTTCAAATGACCATAAAGTCCGCCTACCGATAGAAACAGGATGTGACAAAGTTCGGTTCGCTCTTATTAACCTCTGCCTGTAATATGCAAGCATGTTGAAAATTAATCGTAGCCGGTTCAGGAAATGCGAAATCAACAAACCTTAGCCTATTCGCGATATGGCTAAAAACAAAAAGATTTTGCTTTCGTTCTTAAATTGAGTATATGGCAATAATACCGCTGATTACATGTTTTATTTTTTAATATACTAAGAGATACGGTATGCAAAAATTAAGGAAAGGCAAAGCCTATAAGGTAGACAAAGAAGAATATGTCGCTGTATCTTTGAACATACGTGATAGAGATCATTTCTATTCTATTGTTCATTACCTAAACAGGACGTTAGGTAGAACTGGTTGGAAAGCTCAAAAAAATACTCTTAAAAAATTTAAGCAAGGGCGAGTTAATGTTAAACGCCTTTTTTGGCTTTCTGACCCTTCTGTTTCTATAATATTAAAACTTCTATGAATGATATATTATATGAGCTTCGAAAAGTAATACAAACCTTTAACGATAATATCGAAGACGATCCCGATATTAATCCTAATTTTATTAAAGAAGGACATATAGAAGTAGTTACACATGACAATATTCTTTTTGAATTAGATGTAAAACAATTAGAAAACGGGTCAATAGAAAAATCAATTTCAGTTTCTAAATTAGGTGATAACGGAGAAGTAGTTGAAGTCTACGAAGGTGACCAAGACGAATTATCCGAACTTATTCCTAATTCTAAATTATTAAATTAATATGAAAGATATAAAAGTAAAAGATATTGTTATTATAGGTGGCGGAACCTCTGGGTGGATGGCCGCACTATTCTTACTAAAAAGAAAAGAATATAATATAACAGTAATAGAATCAAAAAAGATATCCACCATAGGAGTAGGTGAAAGTACTCAACCATCGGTTTCTGCTTTTTTCGAATTCGCAGGATATAATCAAACAGACTGGATGCCAAAATGTAAGGCAACTTATAAATCGGGAGTAATGTTTGACGGATGGAATCCTGATAATCAATTTTTAGTCGATAGTGAATCGGCAGTATTTAGTATACTAGATACAACAGAATATGATTCGTATGGTACACATGATGCCGCAATAGCAACAGGCATGACTGCAAAAGATTGGTCTAATTGGTTTCCTTCATATCGATTAGCAATAAACAATAAATCACCTAAAATGGGTAAGGAGCGATTTAATTATCTTAATGGTCATTCTACTCCTCCGCCTAATGCAGTACAATGGGACAATATTGCAGTAATAGATTTTTTAAAACAAGAATGTATAAAACTTGGTGTAACACATGTCGTTGATAGTGTCGTAGATGCAAATTTAGATCAAGAAGGATATGTAAAAGAGTTAATTTTAGAAGATAGAATGGAAAATCTTTCAGGTGATATTTTTGTAGATTGTTCGGGATTTAATTCTGTTTTATTTGATCTTATATATCAATGCCAATGGCATTCGGTACAGGAGATTTTACCTACAAATAATGCTATAGCGATAAGAAAAAAATATACCAATCCCCAAAAAGAATGTCATCCTTATACCAAATCTACTGCAATGACTTCGGGCTGGATGTGGACAATACCTACCTATGATGATTTAGCCTATGGATATGTTTACAGTGACAAATATATAGATAAAGATGATGCAGAAAAAGAAATACGAACAAAAATAAATGATTGGGATTCGCCAGCATTACATATACCATTTAAAGCAGGAACACGAGAAACAATATCCATTAAAAATGTATATGCTGTTGGGCTTTCTGCAGGATTTTTAGAACCATTAGAAGCAACAAATTTAGCATTTACAGTAATTGCAATAGGTAATTTAGCCAAGTTATTATATGAAACACAAAATATGTATAATGAGGCTATGGGATCGCATATAAGTCGAATGTTTAGTATACAAGTAGATGAAATGGTAGATTTTATATATATGCATTATAGAATGGCGCCAAAAAATGATACACAATTTTGGAAAGAAATAAAAGAAAGACCAATACCAGATAAAATAATGCCTATGTATAATGCAATAAAAGATGGGCCTTTATCCCAAACTATGTTTTATGATATGCAAATGAAAGACATGCCAGGTTTTAGATATGTTGAAGCAAATTCTCCTATATTTGCTTCTGGTCATTGGTGGCAATTATTAAAAGGATTTGGTCATTACGAAAATATTAAAAGATCATATAGTGATGATTTTATACAGTATAGTAAAATGGTATTAGATGTTCATAAACATAGAATGGACAATGTAATAAAAACTTTTCCTAACCATTATGATTTTCTAACAGAATGGTACGAATCAATTTGACTTTATAAATTTTTTATGTTATAATAAACACATGAAAAACCATGTGATGATAGATGTTGAATGCCTTAGTACTCGACCCGATGCAGTATTATTAACATTTGGTGCTATACGGTTCAGGCCCACAGACAATGATGTAGATAAGGATCCATTTAATATGGAACATTTTTACAGACGTGTTGATCCTGAATCTTGTACAAAAATAGGTTTGCGAACAGACGAACCCACTTTAGAATGGTGGGCAAAACAAGACGATGAAGTTAAAGAAGAAGCATTTGCTCCGGAAGATAGATGTGACATAGCAGATGTATTAAAAGACTTTTACATGTTTTGTAAAGGGTGCGATCAGTTTTGGGCTCATGGTTCTATATTCGATATAATGATTATAGAAACTATAAATAAAATACTACAGAGAGGCAATCCGTGGAAATTTTGGCAAATACGGGACACCCGAACATTGTACAGCCTTGTAGATATGCAACTTCCTAAAACTGCAAAACATCATTGTTTATATGACTGTTATAATCAAATATTGGGTGTACAAGCCTCCTTTGCACAACTTAATTTAACATAATAAAATAAAGGAGAAAACTATGGTAAATTGTAATCAAATACCGGTCGAGGAATGTATCACAGAATGTCCAGAAACATATTGTACTGTTAGAGATTTAAGAGTTGCAGTTCGTAATACATCAACAGTAGATTTAGTAGAACAGGCATTAGACGAACATTGGATGACCGCCTACGATCAAGGAGTAGTAGATACGCTAAATGATATTAAAGACGGTGTAAAAGATTTTACAGTATTATCTTATAAAGGAAGTGTTTAAATGGAACCACAAGAAAAAAGTAAAGTTGAAGATAGAACGTGTTTTGAAGTAAATATTCAAGAATGTCTCGAACATTGTCCGCATGAGGTTACTCATTGCGACGTTCGATTATTACGAGAATTTGTTTTAAATAAACCTGAAATAGCAGAATTAGTAGAAAATGCATTAAATGAACATTGGCGAGAAGCATATGTGCAAGGGTTGCGTGATACATCGTCAAAACTTACTAATACAATTATATAAAATAGGAGCAAATTATGCATTATATAAAAAACAAATATATAACCTTTTCTGAAAATTATCTTTCAAGCCAAATAAAAAATACTAAAAGAAAAATACTTAAAATATTAGACCATGTATTAGAAAAAACGAAAGAAAAACGAGAAAATAATACCATATGTAATAATTGTTTAAATAATATTAGGTATGAATGTAATAAAGCAGTAAATACCTAAAAAAAGAAATATATGTTTGACACAATTATTAGGAGTACAAACATCATTTACCAATTAGGCCTATGAATGTGGAAACTGTATCTAATTTTATTTGCAATTATTGCTGGTGCTATTACAGGTAAAATACTTGCAATAATATACATATAAATGAGTGGAAAAAATATAGTATGGAAAGGTAATTTTGAAATAGATTTAGTCAAACAAGATAGTTTGACAGCAATGCGTCATCACGCAAATGAACAAATAAAAAAATTACAAGAACATGCAGATTTATTAGTAGAACAAGTAAAAGAAATTGTAGACAGAGTGGAATTAGCAGAGAAAATAGCAACAGCAGAATATGGCTTTAAGCCAGTACATTTAAAAGAATATTATTTGTACGAAAAAAATAAAAAATTAACTTTAACATTAATAGCACCAGAAGAATGGAAACCCAAATCTCCATACGGAAAGTGTATTGCTAAAGTAAGACAATTAGGAGATTCAACATGGGAAAAATTATAATTGCAATATTATTATTTTTTGCTATAAGTTTACCAATAACCTGCATGACTTTAATAACTGACAGTTATGGAAAAGTGCATGCCGAAGAAAGCAAAACAATATTTGAACCTAAATATCCTTCAGGTGTAATATATGGATTTATTAATGGATGTTATATGACATTTGAAGATGCACAATACAAATCAGATCAACTTTGGCCAGATGATTTAAAAAACATTTGTGGTTGTATAATGGATGGACTTAGAGAAGCAGTACCAGCAAAAGAATTTTTAAAAAATTGGGGCGGTGAATTAACAGAAGAACAACGATCAATGTCAAATATGTTCGGTATGTTATGTACAGAACAAATTATAAAACAAAAATTACAGGAAAGCAAGGATCCAGC